AGAAGTATAAAATGGCAAATCCATATCCCAGAGACCAAGATTTACGCAATTTGCATAATGCAATGGACTTTAATAGTCAGGGATTGCCTGTTGTCAGAACACTAACAACTGCTGGAAATTCAACAACAGATGTAGGTATAGATGGGTTTGGTAGACAACGTGTAGCAGAACCATTTACACTGTTTGACGCACAACTAAAATATACCAAACGTGAAGATTTATTTGATGAAAGTTTAACTGGTAATGCCAGTACAACCTATCAAATAAATGAAAGCACTTTGGATATGGAAGTAACGACCACTGCCGGTGACCATGCTATTAGAGAAAGTAAAAATGTATTTCCATACCAACCAGGCAAAAGTTTACAAATTTTAGCAACATTTGTAATGGACGCAGGACAATCAGGTTTAGTACAATGCGTGGGTTATTACAATGCTCAAAATGGCATCTTCTTTATGAACAAAGATGGTGTTAATTATATTGTTCGTAGAAGTTATACAAGTGGCTCAGCAGTTGATGAAGAAATTGCTCAAAGCAGTTGGAACAGTGACAAACTGGATGGTACTACAGCAAGTGGTATTGACATTGACATAACCAAAGCACAAATACTGTTTATGGATTTGGAATGGTTAGGTGTAGGACAAGTTAGAGTGGGTTTTGTTGTTAATGGTAATTTCTACACTGCTCATACTTTTCAACATGCTAACATTTTAGACAAAGTGTATATGACCACTGCGGTGTTGCCTGTGAGATATGAAATATTAAACACAGCAGAAACCGTAGCCAGTAGCACCATGAAACAAATTTGTAGCACAGTGATATCTGAAGGTGGCTATAAACAAAATACTCCAATAAATTTTGTAAGTAATGGTGTTGATGGACAAAACCTTACATCAAAAGGTGTAGAATATCCGCTTATCAGTATTAGAATTAACAGCAGTAGATTAGACAGTGTTGTGGTTGTTAGAAAATTAGAAATGTTAATTCTATCTAACCAAAACGTTCTTTTTAAATTGTTACTAAATCCCACGATTACACTAAATGGTACCAGTTGGGTAACACACAGCAATGGCATTGTGGATTATGTGCTACATGATATCAACAGTGGTGGTGGTAATGTTCCTGACACGTTTAGTGGCGGTACAGAGATTACTGGCGGTTGGTTAAGCACAGACAGTGGAACAGCAAGTTTAGACGGCAGTCTAGTCATACAACTGGGAAGATTTTTAGATGGTACCAGTGATATAATCACAGTGGTAGCCAGTCCTGCTAGTAATGGTGTTAATGTTTCAGCACTTTTAGGCTGGGGCGAACTTGTATGATCGTAGAAGTTCACTATACTGGAGATCAGTATGTGGCATATGATGACAAAGGCAACAGAATTACAGACAGAAACATTCTTAATGAGTTGGCATTCATTCAGTTCCCTGGATTTAAATCTGTATTTACTTTAGAAATAGATCTTGACAATACCAAGAATCCTGTTATACTACAGCAACTAGATGTAAATATAAATATAGATTCGAGGTAGTAAGAATGGCATTTAACAAAGTTTTCAATCAAGAAGAAATAGCAAGACTAAAAAAATTAATTACAGAGGGCGATCAAGTCCTCTATGAAGTAGACGCTCTTAATACGGGTTTAAGAGAAACCGTTAAAGCAATAGCAGAAGAAATGGATTTAAAACCTGCAGTATTAATGAAAGCGATCAAACTTGCTCACAAAGCCAAGTTTCAAGATGAATATGATAAATTTGATGAACTTGAAACTATCCTAGAAGCAGTAGGTAAAACACTATAAACAATTGACAAAAGAGTCATAATGCTGTATAATAGCAATATGATAAAGGTAAGATTTCTATGAGTTATGTAGACGCATTTTATGAACAGGGCAAAGATGTTGTTATTGTTGTTGAACGTGTAGACGGCAAACGTATAATTAAAGAAGTTAAACCAGAACACAATTTTTATTACGGCGATCCTAACGGTAAACATAAAAGCATATTCGGTGACAACGTCACTGAAGTAAGATGTAATAGTCTTAAAGATTTTAAAAAGAACTTGGGTATATGTAAACACAACGGCCTATATGAAAGTGATATACGACCCGTACAGAAGGTTCTAGAACGAGACTATTTAAATGTTGAACCTCCTAAATTACAAACAGCATTTTTTGATATTGAGGTAGACTTTGATCCACAACGTGGGTATAGTACACCAGAAGATGCCTTTTCTCCTATTACGTCCATTGGTATATATTTACAATGGATGGATGCCATGATCTGTTTAGCAGTCCCTCCTAAAACACTTTCCTGGGAACAAGCACATGAAGTAGCAAGTCCCTTGCCAGAAGTAAAATTATTTAGAACAGAAAAAGAAATGTTAGATGTTTTTCTTAACGTTATAGAAGATGCAGATGTACTAAGTGGTTGGAACAGCGAGTCTTATGATATTCCTTATACTATTAATAGGATTATTAGAACTATGGGTAAGGCAGAAACAAGACGTATGTGTTTACTTAAAAAACTTCCTAAAGAAAGAAAGTTTGTGCAATACGGTAAAGAAACACAAAGTTTTGATTTAGTAGGGCGTGTACACTTAGACTATTTGGAATTATATAGAAAATACAACTATGAAGAAAGACATAGTTATAGATTGGACTATATCGGTGAGATGGAGATAGGTGAAAAGAAGGTTGTATATGAGGGAAGTTTAGACAGACTTTACAATCATGACTTCCTAAAGTTCTTGGAATATAATATACAAGATGTTATGTTGTTAGATAAAATGGATAAAAAGTTGCAATTTATAGACTTAGCAAATATTATATCACATGAAAATACTGTATTACTTCCCGTAACAATGGGTGCTGTTGCAACAACAGAACAAGCAATTATAAATGAAGCACACAGGCGTGGCATGGTTGTTCCTGATAAAGCAAAAGGAGAACGTGAACGTGATACAGCCGCAGGTGCCTTTGTGGCAACTCCTAAAAAAGGTTATCATGAATGGGTAGGCAGTATGGACTTAAACAGTCTATATCCTAGTGTGTTTAGAGCATTAAATATGGCACCTGAAACTATTGTTGGACAGTTACGTTTAGACTATACAGATGAAGAAATAGCAAATGCACAAAAATTGGAAAAGAGAAGTTTTGCAGATGCTTGGCATGGTAAGTTTGCTACTAATGAATTTGAATTTGTAAAAAATAAAGATGTTGATCATGTTATGGATTTGGATATGGAAGATGGTTCAACACATAAAGTTACAGGTGCTGATGTATATAATTTAGTATTTAATAGTGGGCAACCTTGGAATATAAGTGCTAATGGTACTTTGTTTAAAACAGATGTACAAGGTGTTGTGCCTGGACTACTAGAACGTTGGTACTCAGAAAGACAAGAATTACAGGCTAAGAAAAAGTTAGCAACTACAGATGCTGAAAAGGCTTTTTATGATAAAAGACAGTTAGTTAAAAAGATTATCCTTAACAGTTTATATGGTGCGATACTAAATCCAGGTTGTAGATTTTATGATAAACGTATAGGTCAGTCTACTACACTTACTGGTAGAAGTATTACACAACATATGGCGGCAGAAACAAATCGTATGCTTACAGGTAAGTATGATTATGAAGGAGATTGTATTGTATATGGTGATACAGACTCTGTATATTTTAGTGCCGTGCCTGCTCTCCCAGAAGGTGAAGAGTTGAATATGGATAGTGCAATTAAATTATATGATCATATTTCAGATACAGTAAGTGACACTTTCCCACAGTATTTAAAAGATACTTTTAATGTGCCTTTGGATAAAGGTGCTGTAATGATTGCTGGTAGAGAAGTAGTTGGTAAGTCTGGTTTGTTCTTAACCAAGAAAAGATATGCAATACTATGTTTAGATATAGAAGGTTGGCAACCAGAAGGCGGCAAACTAAAAGCAATGGGTTTAGAAATTAAACGTTCAGATACTCCTGAATTTATACAGGACTTTTTAGAAGATGTTTTATTTGATTGCTTGGATGGTAAAACAGAAGATGAAGTTCTAAATAAAATTATGGATTTTAAAGAATATTTTAAAAATTTGCCTGCTTGGGAAAAAGGAACTCCTAAAAGAGCAAATAATGTAACTATGTATACACAAAAGATGAATGCACAGGCAAGAGTCGCCAGTAGTCATAGTCTACATAAGTTAGAAGCATTAGAGAATGAAGGTAAAAATTCAATGATTCCAGGACATGTTAGGGCAAGTGTAAACTGGAATAACTTAAAACAAGCAAATAGTGATAGTTACAGTTTGCCTGTTACTGATAGTATGAAAGTTATTGTTTGTAAACTTAAAAATAATCCTATGGGTTATACTAGTGTAGCCTATCCAACAGATGAACTCAACTTACCCAAGTGGTTCAAAGAGTTACCTTTTGATGAAGAAGCAATGGAAGAAACAATTTTGGATAAAAAGATAAAGAATGTGATTGGTCCTATGGGATTTGATCTAGATAAAACAACACAAAGTAAAACATTATCTACGTTCTTTGAATTTTAATCTAAAAAAAAGGTGAAAAAGCAATTGACTTTTCTAAATAGTAATGTATAATAAATTATATCGCGGAGAATAATTATGGCAATAAAAGATGTATTTAAAGATGTTCTAAAACATACACATGGTTTAGGCATTTTTGAAATGGTAAAAATAACTGGAGAGGTTGATAAAACTGTAGTGGAAACTGTGGATGCAGATAAAACTGTTATCTTTAAAGGTGAAACACATAATCCTGTCCCAGACTTTGTAGACGCAACTGTTGGTTTAAGCAGAATGGGTGTGTTACAAGGCTACTTACAATATCCAGGTTTTGATGATGAAGATGCTACTGTTAAAGTAGTTACGCAAGATCGTAATGGTGATGAGGTTCCTGTTGAGGTTTCCTTTGTAAGTAAAGAAGGTAACGATGCAAACTATAGATTTATGTTAGCAGATGTTATTAATCAACAATTAAAAAGCATAAAGTTTAAAGGTGCTGAGTTTGATGTAAACATAGTTCCAACTAAAAAGAACTTGTCTGACTTATCATACTTTAATAGTGTGTTAGGAACATATGAAGCAAACTTTAGTCCTAAAACAGATGGTACTGAGTTATATTTTCATATAGGTGATGGTGTTAGTGATAGAACTAAGATTCTTATCAGTAATGACATTGATGGTGCTATAACTAAAGACTGGAGATGGCCTTTAGATATTGTACTAAGAATATTAAGATTAAGTGATTCAAGTAATGTTGTGATGAGCATTAATGATGAAGGACTATTACAGATTATAGTTGATTCAGGTATTGCGAAATACACATATTTGCTACCAGCGAAGAGTTAAATTATGAACTTTGATAAGAAAACAGAAGACTACGCATTATACTTACCGGCTATCAGTGCCTTTTATACTAGGCAGTTGGCAAAGTATGAAGCAGAGGTAGACACTATGAGATGTCCTGAAGGATTTGAAAACGGTCTACAAGGTCTTAATTTCTTAGATGAGGAAAAAGGTTATTTTTATTATCCATATGGTTTGTATTCAGCCGGTCATGCCCAGTTAGATTTAGATAAAACTGATATACATGAAGCAATGATTCAGAAAAGAGATAGATCTAAAACAGTAATACTAGGTGACTCAGGTGGCTTTCAGGTTGCTAAGGGTGTTATAAAACTGGACTGGAAAGATGCAATTAAGCCGGATAGCAAGGCCAGAGAAGCCCTGTGTGAGAAGATGTTGCGTTGGATGGAGTATACAGCAGACTGGAGTATGACGTTAGACTTTCCAGCATTCGCGGCTATACCTCCTTATAATAAAAAGACTGGACTTACTGATGTTAAAGAAACAATTGATATGAGTATGTATAATTTAGATTACTTTGTTAAAAACAGAGTACCAGGTGCAACTAAGTTTTTAAATGTTTTAAGTGGGGCAGATGATGCCTCGGCACAAGAATGGTTTGATTTAGTTACGCCATTTAGTGATCCTAAGTTTGTTAAAGAACATTATGGAGATGAAGCAAGGACCTTAGAAGGTTATGCAATGGCTGGTATTAACATTGGACAAATGGAACAACTACTAAAAAGACTCTTACAACTTCGCGAAAGAGGTCTGTTAGAAGGTAAAGGCTGGATACATTGTTTAGGTACTGGTAAACTGCATTGGGGTTGTTACTTAACTAGCATACAAAGGCAGTTAAGAAAACATGACAGTCCTAATATACAAATTAGTTACGATGCGGCATCTCCTTTTGTTAATACAGCATATGGACAAACATATACTTACAACTTCTTTGATAAGAAACGTTTTGGTTACTTTATGGATAAGGCTATAGACAATAAAGATCTTAAAGGTTCAACTATGCCAATGCCGTTTAAAGGTCCTATTATGGATAGATTAAAAGTTGGAGATATTTGTGTACAAGGACATGGAGATCTTAATAAAGCAGGTAAAGAATCAAGAACTAGTTGGGACACTTTAAGTTATAGTTTATATATGGGGCATAGTGTACACAATCACATAGAAGCCTTTATAGAAGCAAACAGACTTGCTGATGTTGAAAAACATAGAACATCATGTGATTGGAGAGAGTATAGAACAGGTGAAAAGAAAACATCTAGTACAAATGAGAGAAGTCCTCATGTACCAGGTATTATATTAATGTTTGATAAGTTTGTAGAAGAACTATTAGATCCTGCAAATCCAAATCCGTACAAAATGTTAGATGAGAATAAATTATTCTTAGATGAGATTACACAAAACGGCTGGCAAGCAGGTAAGAGTAATTCATTTGGTAGTTTCTTTGAGCAGGAAGAATATATCGAAGGCGATAGAGATGGTGATATGAATCATGAAATAATGACAGGAGAATTTGAAGGTGAAGGATAAACCTAATTTTAATGATGTAAAATTCTTTGTAGGTCAAGAAGTAGACAACACGGTTGCACACGGTGAGACTACTTTGTTTGTAGCAGGATATCAGCCAGTAGATGAAATACTAAGCAGAGCATTAAATGAAAAATGTACACATATACATATATGTTACTTTGATCCTGAACGATTTGATCAGTGGAAATTATGGGAAGAACTACTTTTACATGTATTGGAAAATGGCGTAAAGGTAACTTTAGAATTTGCAGTAAAGTATGCAGAAGACATTTATAAAATGGGATTACACGAATTTAGTAATTTTATACCTGTTATAACTGCTGTTTTGCCTAATTCGTCTAAATATAATTTCAATACAGCATTTAAAGTTGCTGACAAAGGATTTGACAAGACTAATGAAGGTACTTGGTCAATGCAGTTACAAGATGTATTAGATAAGGAACATTTTATTCCTTGGTCTAAATACACAGATGGAGGCGATAAGCCAGTAGAATGAAAATAGAATTTAAAACAACAGACGAGGACGATATAGAAACATTTGCGTCTTTTGATAGCGACTTTGAGTATGAAGAGGATTTTAGAGATTTATTAGTTTTAATATTTAAATTATTAATAAAAAATAAGGTAGATGTCCCAGAAGAAATAGTAGAGGAACTAGAAAAAATTTAAAATGCCTAGTAAAATGTGGACACATAATTGCATAAAATCAGGTATGACAGCAACACTTAGAGGAGAACCCTGTAATTGGTGCGATGTCACTGAGGAAGATGTAATGGATATGGAAATGAATTCACCGCATGATATTTTAGAGGACCCAAATGGAAGAAGTAATTAGTTTTATAGTTGGAATATTGTTAGTTGCAGGAGCATTTGTTTTTGCAGTTGGTAGCAGTATTTTAGTTAGTGAAAAGAAAGCCAGACAACGTGCAGGAATTACTGATTACTATGATCAACCTATAAAAAAAGAAAATGAGCAGAATTAAAAAATTAACTTTAGCGATTGTAGGTGTATTTTTTATACTTGCATTTTTCATGTCTCAAAAAGTACAGGCACAAACTGAACTTAGCGGCGGCGGAGAATTTTTTAACGGTGATGAAGAAATTACTATTAACTTAGATATAGATCACAGAGAAGAATTCAATGGTTGGCAATATGTAATAGAGGGCGATATTTACTATGCATTAGAAGATAATGATATAGATGAGCAAACAGTTTATTCACAATTTAAACTTAATAAAGATCTCGACGATAAAAGTTATGTATTAGGTGTAATTCAAGTAGATTATGATTATTTCAGAGATTACGATATAAGAACAGTATTAGGTTTTGGTTACGGTAGAAAACTTTATAGGTCTGATAAATGGAAAATTAGTAATGAAGTTACAGTTGCATATCTTAAAAGTGATTCTAACGAAACTATATTAAGAAACAGTTTATGGATTTCTTATATGCTATCCGACCGTATTAACATAACCAATAAAGCCTTATACGAAACTAGTGAAGAAAAATATATTCGTATAGAAACAGAATTAGAATATCAAGTTACAGATGACTTTAGTCTTAGTATATCTAATGAGCATACTGAAGATTATGAAGTTGAGGATATTTTAACATTTAATTTTAAATTTAAGTTTTGATATGTTGACAAAAATTAATTTTAATGCTATTATTACTAATAGACTAATGGATTGGTATGATGAGTGAAAAAACATATATTTTAAAACCCAGAAATAAAAAGAGTTTAGTGGAAAGAGTTATCTACGAAAAAGACGGTACAGTATTTGAGTACACAGAAGGGTACACCGGTGGCGAATGGGTTTTTGTTGGTACTGAGGAACAAATGCATGATGTACTTCCACCAATTGATGATGATTGTGTTGATATGAATATGTATCCTGATTGGGAATTTGTGGAGTCTGGTCAAGGACACACAAATGATTGGAAATTTGTAGGGCCTGCTGATGCTGAACTTGTAGAAGAAGCAGAGAACATTATGGAAGAAGATGGTCATTGGGCATTAGAAGAAGCAGGTTGGTGTTATGAAGATACTGAATGGCTTGTTTCTAATGGATTAGAATTGACCGTTGAGAATAAGGAAAAATAATGAAAGAACATTGTCCATATGGACATGTAGTTTTGAAGGAAGTACCTTTAGAATTTAATAACGAAGGTAAGACTTCAAAAAGAGGAAAATAGAATGGCGACAGGAAAAGTAAAATGGTTTGATTCAGGTAAAGGATTTGGATTTATAGCACCAGACGATGGCAGTAAAGATGTGTTCGCACATCATACAGCAATAGCAGGTGACGGATACAAATCACTTAATGAAGATCAAGCGGTTACATTTGATGTTGTTGAAGGTGCGAAAGGACCACAAGCAACAAACATAGTGTAAGGAGAATTGTATGAGAAGTATTTGGGTAACATTTAGTAAAGAAGGTATTCACAAATATCCTGCGGCACTAGAAGATCCTAAACTAGCAACTGGCGACGAATATGATGTTAGTTTTTTAGGATATCCACATAGACACATCTTTCACTTTAAAGTGTGGATTGAAATCTATCATGCAGATAGAGAAATAGAATTTATACAGTTTAAAAGATGGTTGGAAAGCCTTTATGGTGATGGAATTATCCAACTAGACTTTAAATCGTGCGAAATGATTGCAGATGATTTAGCACAACAAATTCAGGATAGATATCCTGGTAGATACATAAAGATTTCGGTAGCCGAAGATAATGAAAACGGTTGCGAAATGGAATATCCAGTAGAAGATCTGGATGGTCCAAGTTTTGAGGATACAGATGCAATAGCAGATGTATTTGAAAGTTTAAAATAAAGGAGAATAAAATGACAGAGACTCATTTAAAACTAAAAGCACTTTTTGAAGATTATCAAGCAGAGCAAGATAAATTTGAAAACAACGGCGTTAAAGCATCAGCCGCAAGAGCAAGAAAAGCTCTAATGGAAATTTCAAAACTTTGTAAAACACGAAGAAACGAAATCCAAGAAACTAAAAACAACATGTAAGGAGAGAGTTTGTGAGAAAACTATTTTATATGGGTTTAGAAAGTTACGAAGCCCGCTATACATTACAACTGCAAGACTGGAACGAGCGTGTATTTAAACTACGCGGAGTTGATTATGAAATCATCAACGGTCAAGAGTTGGATAATAGCAAAGCCATTGTAACAGGCAGTGTGTTGGACGCACATGGTAGAACCTATTATAGTTTATCGCAAACAATGACCCTTATTCAAAAAATGAAGAACGGTGAACTTACTAGCGATGATGTTATCTTCTATGAAGATATGTTTACACCAGGACTAGAATGTTTACCTTACATCATGGATCAATCACCACCTGAATATAGACCAAAAGTCTTTTTAAGATTCCTAGCACAAACTACCGACCCGGATGATTTCCTTATTCGGGAAGGTATGTTTAATTGGATGCGTAAGTATGAGGAAATGATTGATCAATTTGTCTCAGGTATATTAGTGGCAAGCGAAGAGTTTGTTGCACATCTGCGTATTGCTGGCTTTAAAGCACCAATATATGTAACTGGCTTACCTTTTGGTAAAGAAGAAGTTGCAAGTAGAATACCAGAGCCGAAACCTTTAAATGAACGTACTAAACGAGTAGGATTTGCTAGTCGTTGGGACGATGAAAAGCAACCTCACTTTTATATGGATCTTGCAGAGGAATACTACAAAATAGATCCTACTGTTGAGTTTGCAATATTTTGTGGACACCCAGAATTAAAAAGCAATGACCCAGAGTATGTAGAACGTGCTATGTCATTGCAGACAGGTAATACTGCTAACTTTAAAGTGTACACAGGATTAAAGAAAAATGATTACTACAATCTATTAGCAGACAGCACAGTTTTATTTAATTGTGCATTACAAGATTGGGTAAGCAACACAATAAGCGAAGCGGATACTTTTGGATGTTTAACATTGTTCCCGGCATACAGAAGTTTTCCTGAAGTATTTGCTAACAACGGCAATCACCTTTATGTACCATGGAGTTTAGAAGATGCGTCTAATAAACTACAAGCAATGTTTAGAACCATCATGTTCAAGATGAATAAACTAGATGCTTATTCCATTGGTAAGATGAGTGATTATCAAAACGGAACAATAGATAGAACTTTAGATATTCTAGAGGGTAATGGAGAGCAATATGCAAGGAATGGTTGGGATTTCCGTAAACATGTTGCTAGAAAAAAATATGAATGATCAAGCAAAAACAGTATTAGTAACAGGAGGCAGTGGATACATTGGCGGAGTAGTTTGCAGACTACTTGTTGATTCTGGACATAATGTTATAAACATTGACAGAGTTAAAAAGAATATGGACAATGTTTCTCAATACCCTTTTGATTTAGATAATCATCAAGTTAAAGGCATTATTAAATTAGTAAAACCTAATACAATTATACACCTAGCCGCAGACCATGAAGTAGGTAGAAGTGTGTTAGAGCCTAATGTGTTTTACAAAAATAATGTTGCTAACACAATCGACTTACTAAATCATGCAATAGATGCTGGCGTAGAAAATTTTATTTTCAGCAGTTCAAGTTCTGTTTATGGTGACATTGATACTTTCCCAACCACAGAAAACACACCAAAAGCACCTGTTAGTCCATATGGTAGAACTAAAAGCATCATAGAAGATATTTTAGAAGACTACAATAAGGCACATGGGTTGAATTATGTGTCGCTTAGGTATTTCAATGCCGCTGGTGCAATGCCAGATTTAAGTCATGGTTATACTCAAGAACCAGCAAGTCATATCGTACCTATACTTTGTAAAAAAGTTATTGCTGATGAGAAATTTGAATTGTTTGGTAATGATTATAATACTGATGATGGTACTTGCGAAAGAGATTATACTCATGTGTATGATATTGGCACGGCGCATTTGGCCGCAATGAACTACTTGTTCGATGGCGGTGATAGTGGTGTATTTAACATTGGAGCCAACGACACAAAAAGTGTTAAACAAGTAATAGCAGAGTTAGAAGTTATTACAGGTAAAACAATAATTTACGAAAATGTTGGTAGAAGAGAAGGTGATCCACACAAAACATGGGCAGATAATACTTTTGCTAAAGAAAAACTTGGTTGGTCTCCTATGTTCACTCTAGAAGATATATTAAAATCTGCATTTGAGTGGGAATTGAAACGTACAAAAGGCAGAAAATAATTGACTTCTGCCACAAAATATGGTATAATAGAACAATGACGATAAAGAAAAAATATGTATCATTTGCTGACTTACAATCTCTAATGAGTATTTTAGTCAGAGAGATGCATTACGATAACTACAGACCAGAGGTAATAATTGCACCTAACAGAGGTGGCTTGCCTATCGGAGTCATGTTAAGCCATTATTTTGAGGTTCCATTTGTACCTTTACAGTGGCAAACCAGAGATGGTAACAAAACAGATCATGCTAACCTTTTAGCATTTGTAGATGAATACAGAGAAAAAAATATTTTGTTAGTTGATGATATAAACGACACTGGTACAACTTTAAAGAGTATCACAGACACAATATATCAAGACTTTGTATTTGATCTAAAGATTGCTACATTGTTTAATAAAACAACATCAGAGTTTGAAGATGTTGATTTCTTTGCAGAAGAACTAACTCCCGATTATAACCCATGGATTGTATTTCCGTATGAGGAATGGTGGAAATGAAAACAGCAACAATCAGAAAACAACCTAATTGGTCTAACGACAGCAAAGGTCCTGATGTAAGAACTTTAGTTGATCTATTCATTGACAATGAAAAGTATGGTGAAATAGATGTATCTAGTCATAGTTATAGATATGCAGAAGATGTTGCTGAGAATTGGGAAAATGGAATTTTGAGGGAAGACAATGAGCACATTACAAAGCCTAAAAAATCATCTTAAAACTTTAGAAGATAGACACAGAACTTTGGACAAAAAAGTATCTGAAGATTACGATAATCATCTAAATAGTAGAGAGTATACCATAGAAAAAAAAGAAAAACTACAACTCAAAGATGAAATAGAAACACTTAAAAAAGTAATTGACTTAAAGGAACAAGATGAAAAAATATGAAGAAATCATCCAGCGATGCAAAAATGCTGATAAACGTTACTGGGCCGGAGATAACATTAGTCGCCTTATCCAAAGCGGCGAAAAAGAACAACTGATTGACGAAGCAACTGAAGCATTCGAAACGGTGCTAGATGCATTAGTCATTGACAGACACACAGATCCAAACTCACAGGGTACAGCAAGACGCCTTGCTAAAATGTACTTTAATGAGATTATGGCAGGACGTTATGATCATGCACCTGATGCCACTGCATTTCCTAATCATGTAGATGATGGGTATAAAGGTATGTTGGTAGTACGAAGTGAGCTCACAAGCATGTGTTCTCACCATCATCAAACAGTTAAAGGTGTTGCATATATTGGTATCATTGCCGCAGACACATTGATTGGACTTAGCAAATATACTCGTATTGCACAATGGTGTGCAAGACGTGGTACACTGCAAGAAGAACTGTGTAACGATATTGCAAGAGAAATTAAAAAAGCCACAGGCAGTGATAATGTTGGTGTATATATTCAGGCAACACACGGATGTTGTGAAAATAGAGGCATACAAGCACACAGTTCGCTTACACAAACAACTGTGTTAGAAGGCGCATTTGCAACAGACCCTGCTACTAAGAAAGAGTTTATGGATAATATTCAACTACAACAGCAATATGCGTGTGGAAAATAAATGATTGTTAAAAGACAAAGAGCATTTGTATTACAAAAAGGTTTAGTTCCTGTAGACACAGTTTGCAATTTAGTATCTAGAGGAATACCAATGTTTCAGATACAACGTAAGTTTCCTATGCTTAATAACAATGACGTATTTGAGTGTATAGAGTTTTATGCACAAAATACAGTAGTACCAGATTATGATCCGGAAACATTGTTAAATTTACAGAATACCGATCCTGAAGAAATTGTAATAGAAGTTACAAATGTAAACGAAACTGTATTCTTAAAGTTGGTAGAGTTAGGTAAAAGATTTTATCCCGAAGAAATTGATTTTACAATCTGTATGAATCTAGGCTTAAAGGTGGTATGTTTACATAACATAGAAAGACTAGAACGCAACGAGGAAAAAATGCAGGATAGATTGCATACGGCAGTTCATCAAGCAATTACAAGAACGGTGCCAGAAATATATAGCGATTTAGAAAAAACCAAAGATGATCTAGATTATCAAGAGTTTAAAAAAAGAGAAAATATTAAATGAAGTTGAGGTATAGTGAAGCATTTTATTCAGTACAAGGTGAAGGCCGGTTTGTTGGTGTGCCTTCTATTTTTTTACGAGTATTCGGCTGTAACTTCGAATGTGCAGGATTCGGACAGCCAAGAGGGGACCTTATTCCGGTCACCGAAATGCCCTACTATACAGACCCTAAAGCGGACAAAGAACATCCACAAGCATACAAAAGCATTGAGGACTTACCAGTAACATTATTGGGTTGCGATTCTAGTGCTAGTTGGAGTAAGAAGTATAAACATTTACAGATGACTAAATCTGTTGACGAGGTGTTTGATCACATCACCAGTTTACTTCCCAACGGTACTTTCACCGGCCAACACGGTGAAGACATACACTTGGTGATCACAGGTGGTGAACCGCTACTAGGGTGGCAACGTGTTTGGCCGAGCCTTTTGGATATGTGCAGAAAGGTTGGATTGAAAAATGTAACCTTTGAAACCAATGGTACACAATCAATAAAAAGTGATTTAGTAAATTATTTTAATTTGCAAAATCAAGATATACATGTTACATGGAGTACATCGCCTAAGTTAAGTATTAGTGGTGAAAGCACAGATGATGCACTTATCCCTGAAGCATTAAAATCCATGAATGAAGTTGAGAATAGTTTTTTATATAATAAGTTTGTTGTAAGGGACGAAGAATGTTTACGTGAA